CCATTTGATAATGTATGTACCATTTGATAATGTATGTCACCATTTGATAATGTATGTACCCATTAATAATGTATGTTCGCTAATTAGAGAAAGCCAAACCTGCCATTCCTGACATTATACGCATAACATTATAATTGGTGGCGTACACTCTTGCCTTTGCCGTGTTGTTTCCCGAGACGGTGGCTGTGGATAGAACCAACTGAAGAATAGCGTTATCAATTCTCGAGAAATTGCATGTTCCGCTCTGTTGAGAATCCTCGGGTTTGAGTGCAAAGGAATAGATATTGATTCCTGTATCGGGACTTCGGCTGTGGTGCTGGTAAGGCTGTACTACGTCAAAGTAAGAACCTTCTCTTTCTGAGAAACGATCTTGGCCATTTAACTGTAACTTGGCGGTAATAACCGGATTTTCACCCCAACAATGCATATCCAACGCGGTTTCAGACAATACAAAGGTACCTGCATCAGATACATAGGATCCGCGACTTGTTTTTGTAGGATCTATGGGAGCCCCTTTGGTAGGTAAGAAAGATCCCTTGGGTGAAGTGACACCAAAGTTATTGAGGGGATTCAAATAAAAAGAGCTATCTGTCGCACCTGGCATATCAAAGAGTCCGTCTGTAGTAATAACTCCATTAGGTCCGCCAATATCTTGCATACCACCAAACGCATGAATCGCATTTGGCAACACATCAACTGCGTCCGTATAGTTAAATGGCTGAGCTCCCAGCGTTTTGAATAGATGACTATTGGCAATCATAGAACTGCAAAAATCAACGTTGGCATCTGGTTGAACAACCCAAATAAGTTCCTTGCATGGATGATTGAAATTCAACTTGAGCTTGGTTGTGGAATTACCCACGCTTTCATCACCGGCATACTGAAGTTGTTCAATCAAATACTCGTGCGCATTTTGCGCCATCTTTCGTCTTTCATCCACATCGAGGAAAATATAATCAACAAACAGGGAACAAGCGACCAGTGATTGTGCGTATGCCATAGGAACGGCTTGATTGCCAGAAAGGGCACCTAGATTACCCACCGCCCAAAGACATTCTCCAATGGGTCGCAATTCAATGGTAATATGAATTTCGTGATACTGCAATGCCACAATCGGTAGCGCAAGTCCGGGATTCTTGGTAAACCAAAATTGTAGAGGAATATACAACGTTGTTTCGGGAAGTGCATTTCTAGGAGCACATACTTGCGATGGTCCATTACTGTCTGAACAAGGTCCTTGAACATCCGCAAATGTAGGATCTGTAATATACGTCAACTGTGTTGTATTACCAATCATTTGAAAGTATCCTTTTTGCTGTTCTGTCGTCAATGTCAACTGATTCCAGATATGCATCCAATCTCCATAATGCTTGTCGATTTTCTGACCACCGATACTTATTTCTACGGTAGAAATGATGTGTTCGCCAATATAATCTAGCCATCGAGCATAGACACCCGTACTTTTAGCAGATGCCATTGACTGATTAATTTCTGGTAATGTTATTTGTAAATACATTTTATAGGCCATATCTCCATTTCTTGAAATTTGACAATTTACTCTACGGCCAAAATCTGCTTGACCGGAGAAACTTTGTTCAATACTTTCCATTGCAAAGTTTGTATGACGCTTAAATTGTGATTTCCAAAATGTTATATCAGGTGAACCTGTTAAATAACTATCTTGTGCTCCGTATGCTACTAATTGTAATAATGCGCCAGCCATTGATGATATATATGGAAGAGAAATTAAATCTTCAAATCAAATTCTCATTCTCATTCTTTCCTAAAGGTTCTTTCCTAATGACACTAAAAGTAAAAGAGACCAGCATCCTGTTTTTTGGATGTAAGAAAAAAAATATTATTACTGAGGATACAAGAAAAAAAATAGAGTAGAGGATGTAAGAAAAAAAATATTATTACTGAGGAAAGAATATTGTAATAGTAATAAGAGCAATCCTACTGTTGTATGAATTAACTATATGTCATTTGTAATGATTTTTTTTTCTCATAAATTCTTCCTTTTTTTCCAGTACCGCGTTCCATATTTTTCCTTGTATTGATTTCATTATTACATCACAAATTATTATAAGCACGTGCAAAGAAATGTACATCAAAACAATGTCTATTCTTTTTCATAAGCAAAAGTTTGACGTGACAACTCTCGTGTATGCCATAGAGCACGTACATGATCTTGGAAAAATCAATACAATAGAATCCAATAGAAACGAAGATACCATCACATGCATCATTACCATGGCGTATTGGAACACTAACTGTACTGTACTGGATTTACAGGGACATTTACTGCAACATAATATATATCAACTCCGTGTCGATGATCAAATATCTCTGATTATCATGAACGCCGCTTTTTTTAAGATCGCGTACAATCCCATCCGGCATATGGATCTTCTTCTCGTTGTCGATAAACATACCAGTATTGGAGAGATTAGTGAATTCGTGGATAATTTGAAAGTAGGTAAAATATCACACTACAAGGAAATGATTATCAGTAAAAACGACCTCACTAGAAAATGTGTTTCGTATGCCATTGAAAAAAAAAAGACAACAGATCAAGAAAAAAAATGTATCCGTATCGTATTCAACTATTGGTATGATACGGAGTTAGGACATGTCATGTATAATAATATCCAACAAGGCCAGTGCTGTATATTCCCGAATACATGGAGGTTTTATTACGAAGTTCCCTTATCTGTACATAGCAATCCATATAATTACACAGCCCAAACTTTTTTACACGAATAATTATTTGGCAGTAATGTATAACGATGCCGCATAACATCCTGCATATTCCTCCATTCCAGAATGATTTAAATTAATAGTTATGTCTGCGTGAATAGTACCACCCATATCAGTCCATTGTTTGCAAAAATACCAGTCTTCTGACAATAAATGTTGATCACAAACGACACTATTGAATAGCGCATAGGCATAATCATTTTCATCTCCTTGCAGATATCCAACATCGTCAATGTATTTTAGTGATGGATAATTATCAATCATTTTTTCTATCGTATGACGTTGAATCATCATGAATCCAGTGGGAATATGTCGTACTTCAATAAGATGATCCTTTACCTCGATTGTATTTTGTAGATAATTCACATTGTAGTCCACCATCAAAGAACGAACAATGTTCTCATCACTAATATCGGATAAAAAGGGAATGGAATTTTTTGTATCTATTATTTTTTTTATTGTTTCTTCATTCAATAAATCCCATCGATAGTTTTTTCGGGGATATATTCCACCAATAACGGGTTTGTCAGAAAATAACAAATTAATCACATCTTTGGGTGCCCACGTAATATCATTATCAATAAATAGCATATGAGTCATTTCTTTATCAATCATCGCTTTTGCAATCAAATTATTTCGCGCACGAGTAATTAAACTATCATTTTTGCAAAAAATAATCTTGTTGGGAATTTTACACTGATTCAGTAAGGATAACGTGTTCATCAAACAAGATGTAAAATTAATATTCGCCATATTACCATAGCAAGGTACCAAAATACATAACAACAGTTTTTTTTCAATCAATATACGTTCTTGTTCCTCGGTTAAACTCATCTTTATGCGTAGTTGTTACCTTTATACGCGGGGTTTATTTATATCCTTTTATGTCAAGAAAAAAAACAGGAAACCGCACTAAACGAATGTTTTACATTTTGTCGATTCTGGTACAATTCGTAAAATACATTTCTGTTTTACTCCGTTATACGGTATAACACATCCTTTTTCAGGAATATTCTTTTTTTTCTTTTTCACTGTTCGATCCCGTCGTGTAGTAGAATGGCATATTTTTTCTTTTTTACGCTGTGTAGAACATCTGGCACGAAAATTTTCATATTTTTCTCGTACTTCATCGTACGTTATTACAATGCGTTTGCATAACATTTTATTGATAATGTTATGGAGTTCAAAAATATAACGTGAAAAAGATTCACGTCCTTGTAAATGAACATCTAGTAAGGGTAGTACCGTAAAATTATTCAATAAATTAGTACGACATTTTCCACAAGGTAAAATATGTTTCAAGTTATCTATAAAGGATCGATAGTGTTTTTTTTGTTTTGGGGTCGGATGTACGGGATAATTAAAACTCATAGTATGTAAAAAATGCCACATGGCAGGACCCCATATATTAGTCATCATTCCATCATTTGAATTAAACTCTTCCTCGGTAAATTCACTCTTTTCCATGTAGTATAAGGACACAATAATAATATTGTTCGCTAAATAACAAACACGTCCTTTTCTTTTTGAATCCTGGTCATGATTCATAATTCAACCAGAATAACCAACACCACCTCAACCATGGACGATATCGACACCGACACCGATACCGACACTGACGAAGAACACATCATACATCCGTCCAAGAAAAGGTATGAAGATGAAGCGACCGATAAAAAATGGAATTACATCTTTTCCGTCGCCATTACCATAAGAGCAAACTCATATCATAGACAAAAAATTCTTACGGAAAATTATCGGATGAAAGTAAGATCATGGGAAAATATTCAACATACACGAGCAAACTGTATACAGATGACATATATCAAAAATCACTACAAGAAAGAAATGCAGATAGAATACGATATACAGGCATTTCAACGAGAAGTAATAAACAAGATGTTTTACGATCGTAATGTATGAGACTATTGCCTCGCAGTTTTTTTTCTCAAGGTCGGATGAAATATTTAGTAAGATCGAGTGGGACGAAACTACCTAGAAAAAAAATAAAATAGTTAGTATTTTTTTTCTAGTATAGTATTAGTAGTATGGTAAAATATTTTCATTTTCATTCGACTACCGGAGACATTCGAAATGTGGTGGAACCATTGGAGAGTACACAGTGTATTTTTGTCAGAGACGGACGACAGTGTCGCAAACGTTGTCAAATCGGAATTTCTTATTGTTGGATTCATTTACGGTCGGTGATGCATCTGAGAATAAAAGACACGGGCGGCGATATGGGATTGGGATTATTTGCCGATAACGGAGACCCCACGAGCGAAGCGATCGTTTTTAGATCGGGTGATAATGTTATAGAATACGAGGGTGAACCGATGAATGACGCGGAAAGATTGGAAAGATACGGTGGACACACCGCGCCCTATATGGTGGCGTTTAATGAAAATACACTGTATGATTGTGCCATTAGTCGATGTGTGGGAGGATTAATTAATCACGCACCACACTCTACTGCCAATTGCGCATTTTCTACCAATAACGTCAACAATCGCGTGCGAGTCAAAGTTCAACCCGGAAAGAACGTACGTAATGGTCAACAGATACGAGTATCCTATAATAGTGAAGTCCCTGGAAGACGGTATCGAATGAATGAACCCGGAGTAAGTACATACACGAGCACAAGAAGAAATCATCCACCTCCCAATTAGGATTACTTTTAGAAAAAAAAGAGCGCATTCTACACATGTCTTTTTTTTCTATTACTTAACGAAACCACATACGTATTCTTTGTATACGTTTCATAACAGTATCACATTGTGAATTCGGATCGTAGTCATCGATAGTTGTCAATGAGAGAGGATTTGCTGCTCGGTGAAAGATGGCTTGCCAACTACGTTCTATGTAATGCCCCACTTCTGGATTGGAGCATACTGATAATTCATCTAAAAAGGATTGATAGTAAGATATCGGTTGTTGTAAAACGTCTCTTCTACTAATGGATACTATTCCTTGATGACATAGTTTTTGTGTGATAATATAATTGAATTTAGAAAAATACCATGGTCCAAAAGGTCTTATATTGGCAGGAGTCATTTTTTGATTGACATCATTTCGTATATCTGTACCCGAATAATCGTCCAAATAAAAATAGAATAGATCTTTAACAATGTCGTCAAAATGAGTTCCTATAAAGACAGAATCTTGATGTTTTTCTACTTCTGCCAATAATCGGCGTGCTTTTGGTTCTTTCCCCCAATTATCAGTCGAACCAGGGAGAAAAACAGTGATGTTTGCTAAATTGTTATAATTACTAATGATATGATGCAAATAAGAAGCATACTCACGTCCCGTATTTTCTAATTCTATGATGGCGCGTGTCTTTGGAAATTTATCAACCCTAGTTTTTCCTTTATTGTATATAATATTGGGATATTGGTTGAATGGTTCTCTATGTAACCATGACAAATCTTCATTGTATCTCGCAACAACAATCTCGATATTATTGGTAGTATGTATATCATTTATTTTTGTATTGTATTGTATATCATTCATCTTTGTATTGTACTGTATATAGAGGATAAAAAAATAGTCCGAATTTCAAGAATAGAGGTTACGCGGTACTGTTTACCTTTTTGTTTGGAAATGTGTCAATGTGGTGAATTCAAACGAACAGATAGTTTGTAGTTTGTATTGTTCAATCAAGTACATTGCTGCGGCTGCATTTTCATTCAATATATGTTGAGGTGGATGAATAGCTATATTTCGTTGATCTACTAAATCATTTGCTTTATTTCTAAATTCCATCGATGTTTGCGAATTCAGGGCGGGGTTCCATCTTCTAAACAGTTTTCTTCTGCGAGTAGTAAACTTTTTTGATTTTTCATTCGCGTGTTGATATTCTGTGTCAAATAGTAAATTCGTCAATAATTGACTTGTCACATTTTTAATGAACATGACATATGCCATTATTTCTGGAGATTCCTTGTTAGACATGGATAAACTCTTTTTGATGGGTGTTTTTTTTACAGTTATAGTATTCATTATAATAATGTATACGTAGATTAATAATTAAACAACAATCGAATATAAATTATAATATACAAGTAAAGTATCATGACATCAACATTTTGGATGGACGATCCTAATATATTATTTCAATCAATGGATTGGTATCCTTCTCATAATTTGTCATTAGAAAATAAAATTAATGCTTTAACAAGATCTATCATTATCATTACGGGACTATTATTGATAGTGTACAAAGAAAAAATAAAAATAATTTGTATTTCATTGAGTACATTATTTGTTATTATCATTATCTATCGAACAAAACAACGTGAAAAATTTGAAAACGTATGTGGATTATCACATTCACATAATGCCAAAGAAGGCGAAGAAAAAAAAGGAGAAGGAGAAGGAGAAGGAGAAGGAGAAGGAGAAGAAAAAAAAGAAAAAGAAAAAGAAAAAAAAACAGAAACAGAAACAGTACTCAGTGAAGAAGAAAAAGAAAAAAAAGAGAAAGCGATGCAAGAAAAGCTTAGAAAAAAAAATGATCCCGTACGAATAAATGAAGCAAAATATCAGACAAATCCAGAACAATTTCAAAAATCAACGTTACAAAATCCATTTGCGAATCCTTTATTATCTGAAATTGATGATAGAAATGCTCCTCCTATACATATACCCCAGGTCACTGACAAAATTGTTATGAATGTAAAAAAAGCAATACTGCATGAAAATAAACAAAATACAGGAGTTCTTTTTTCTAACCAAATTGATGAATTCCAATTTGATCAATCATTACGTTCCTTTTATTCTATACCAAGAGATGATGGAGCAATACGTGAATATTTGACAAAAGATGCGAATTTTGTGAAAAAAGGAAGTGTTTTATTCAAATAAAAACTATCTTCATTAACTATATCAATCAATGTCATCGTTAAATAATAATGAACGTCTCAGTAATGATGCTTCCTACCATACCCAACAAACAATACAAAATACCAGTTATCATAAATATAATATGGCAAATTATGTTCCTGAGAAATCTATAAACGATATTGCATCTCAAAATCCATCCTTTACTATGAATGGATATAGTCGAGGAGTTGGTTTAGGGAGTAATGTTGACATGGATTCTGAATTAATGATCATTAACGGAAGAAATAATCATAATATACCACTTATCGATTTACGACAACGTATGTTTATCACAGTTCCTTATTTAGGAAGAGGACCTATGAATGTTGATTTGGAATCTACTATGCGATTAGGAGATACTATTTTAAAACGCGAATCTGATACGGAAGTAAACGCCCATTATATTCAGTACTATGATGAAAAACAGGAAAGTCGTGTTAAAAAAGCACAGTATATTGTCAATTCTAATTCAGAACGTATCGGACTTAATAGTAAAGCCATTATTTCCTAATTTCATTACTAAACTTTGTATATTCATTATATAGATAGCAATACCATGGATATAGAAAAGGAAAATCGTTTTTACATTGTAGCATTGGAATTGTTTACGATAATACTTATTACTACATACATTGCTTATTTACTAGGGTTTGTTTCAGATCATCCTCTTCAATTACTCTATATTAATCAAGTAGTGAAAATAGGATTAGCATTCTATTTACTCTATCGCTTCAATAAATACAGAAGTCCCGCTACACTCCAAGAACTCGATAAAGTCATTATATGTTCCATAGGTATCTATATTTTCTTGGTTTCTTTTTCTGAATTTTTTGAAAAAATATCGGATAATGCACGATCCTTTATTGTAAAAAGTGAATTTTCATTGATGCGATATTTTCAATCCATGTATGCTTCTTGAAACAATACATTTCCTTTTTTTTCTGTATAATTATACATGATGGAACATAATTATTATCAAATAAAAGGATTACGATATTTTAGTCTTTTATTAAAAGGATCCTTTTTACTTTTTTTGACTGGATTTATAAATGATCATCCACCCTTATTGATAGAAGTAAATAATATCATTAAAATTTGTTTGTCCGTCTTTCTTATTTATCGATTTAATAAATTTAGAAAACCCGCCATCGTATTCGATAAATTAGATAGAGTCGTTATCTATTCTATTGGTATTTATATTCTCGTGATTTCCTTTTCAGAAATAATATTAAAAACGACCCTTTATTTTCGATCGTATATTATCCAATATAAAGAAGAAATCATACACTATCTACAAAAAGGATACAAAAACTCTTCTTTTTTTACATATGATTCACTGGACAATACCAACGATTGAAAAAGAACAGAGAAGGAAACTATTAGAAAAAAAATCATTTCAATTCAACAATTCAACAATTCCTTTTTTTCTTGAAAAGACAAGGTACATTTTTCATAGGCGTCTACACGATAATATTGGTAGTAAATTTATCATGATAAGATTTATCATGATAAGACTGTCATTTGGGATAATATTCTTATGATAATGTAATATGGAAAATACAAGTAGAAATAGAAATAGAAATAGAAATGGAAATGAAATCAATATCGAGATTGTTGTTGCGAGATACAATGAAGATTTATCATGGTTACATAGAGAACCATTCAACCAATATCCCAATATTATATACAATAAAGGAAAAACTAGTATTGATAAATTTCCAAAGACACATGAAGTGATAGAATTAGAAAATACGGGACGTGAGTATGCTTCTTATTTGCATCATATCATTAGTAATTATAACAATTTAGCAAACATCACGGTTTTTCTTCCTGGATCAACTGATAATTGGGGGAAAGAACCAAAAGCACGCCGATTATTGGCAGAAGTAGAAAAACATCAAGATTCTGTCTTTATAGGTGTACATTATGATAATATCGGTAAAGATCTATTCTATTTTCATTTGGACGATTATTCGGGTACAGATATACGAAATGATGTCAATCAAAAAATGACGCCTGCCAATATAAGACCTTTTGGTATATGGTACTTGGATAGATTTCAAAAATTAATTACACAAAAACTATGTCATCAAGGAATAGTATCCATTAGTAGAAGGGATGTACTGCGTCAACCGATATCTTACTATCAATCCTTTTTAGATGAATTATCAGTATGCTCCAATCCAGAAGTGGGGCATTACATAGAACGTAGTTGGCAAGCCATCTTTTATCGAGCAGCAAATCCTCTTTCTTTAACAACTATCAACGAATACCCTGACGCCAGTCCGGACGATCCCAGTATCAACAGAAAAAAAATAGTAAGAATGAATATGCGGTTTACCAAATACAGGGAGTCTAGTCACGGTTAAAACCAGCGACGATTACCACGACGATCCCAGTACTAAACACGGTTAAAACCAGCGACGATTACCACGACGATCCCAGTACTAGCCGCGGTTAAAACCAGCGACGATTACCACGACGATCCCTATTCCATTTATCATATCCGTACCGATCGAATCCGTCGATGTCGTATCCGTTGCGGTCAAAACGTGCATTTTGGCTAGCTTCTATAAATAAATACAGACATGTAAATAATAACTGACCTGCAAATTGAAGGTATGTTCTTTCTTCAGGTGTCTTTCCCTTTATAATTTCTTTAGTAACCGTCTTTTTCATTGCCGCAATTTCTTTCTTGGTTGGTTGCTTCGGTGGGATTGTTGATGAATGTGTACTCTTTGTCAATGTTTTGATTTTACTCGCATCCTTCAATATTTCTACAATCAGAGATGGTTCTCTTGCAATATTCTCTTGCAATAGATGAGCGGTTACTGTTGGATTTTTTAGCATTTCCTCGCGTAGAACTTCATTAGTAGCCATTTCCTCGACCAATTTCGGATGTTGTACTAATTCTTTTCCTAAGGGAATCAATTGATCTGCAATAGCAGATACGGATCCACGGGGTACTACATTTTTGTATAATGTTACATCATCTCTAATCATTTGCATAATTTCCTTCTTTATTCTACGTTCCAATGAAAGTTCTCGTTTTCGGGATATTTTGTTCACGAGTTTTCTTAAACCTATTTTTCGACTCTTTTTTATAGTTGGCATTCTGTTTTTATCAATAGTTACCATATATACAGAAAAAAAAACGAATACGAATCAATCAGAATTCTGTGTTAGTAAAACTACTACTAGATAGGTTCCATTGCTGAATATGCACAAAATTCTTTTTCTATAGTTTCGTTATGAATAATCTATTCCTTTTTTTCTAAATATATTAATAATCCTGAGGAAACCTCAATTTTTCCTCCATATCACTTATCATTAACAACCCTAGATATAATCCCAAAGTAATTCGCAATATCCATCGTACAACGTTCTCAGTTGTCAACATATCTGGATCTTCCACAACAATGTTTTCTTGCATCTTACGTAGTTTTTTTTTGGATATAACAACTGGCTTTCTGTACGATTTCGATAGACTCTTTGTCAATGTTTTGATTTTACTAGCATCTTTCAAGATTTCTACAATGAGAGATGGTTCTCTTGCCGCATTATCCGCTACTTCAGGAATTTGTAATAATTGGATGGTTACTGTTGGATTTTTACAAAATTCGTTTTGCATTTTTTTATTGGTAGTCATTTCTTCGACTATTTCTGGATGCTGCACTAATTCTTTTCCTAAGGGAATCAATTGATCGACAATAGTAGAGACGGATCTGTCCATTGATATTTTTTGATATAGTCCTGGTTCGGCTTTGATCTTTTTTATGATTATCTTTTTTATTTTCTTTTCTACATCATGGCGTCGCTTACTCGATACTTTACCTACGAGTTTTTTTAGTTGTATTTTTCGACTTTTTTTCATTATTTATATTGTATACGCATATAAGAAATGTATGTTACGTTGGATCTCTAATACCAAACCGACCCTGTCTATACATAGGACCAGGTACATATTCCAATCTTAGTTGACGTTCTATAAAATAATGATACAAGGAAGTCCGATTATTTGAAATATTGATTAATGCAAGTGCCGTACAGTAATATATGCTCAAAGATAGAACAACATACGAAACATTCTTTGCGGCTACATACACGTCACGCATCCTACTTTCCATTAACGTTAATTCTTCAACATGATTGTCGTTATTCGTTGTATTGAATTCTTTTTTTTCTTTTATTTCTTTTCTTTCTTTTTTTGTCATTGTTTTCGCTGAATGTAACATATTGGATAGACTTTTTGTCAATGTTCTGATTTTACTAGCATCTTTCAATATTTCTACAATCAGAGATGGTTCTCGTGCTGCATTATCCGCCACTTCAGGAATTTGTAATAATTGGGTGGTTACTGTTGGATTGTTACAAAATTCGTCTTGCATTTTTTTATTGGCAGTCATTTCTTCGACTATTTCTGGATGCTGCACTAATTCTTTACCTAAAGGAATCAGTTGATCAATAGCATTCGATACAGATCCTTGAGCTTTCATTTTCTCGTGTAATTGGGGATTACTTTTTATCATTTCCGTAACATACATCTTCATTTCTCTGTCATGTATTATTTCTCGTTTTTTGATTACCTTCTGGGCTATATAGTTGACCCTCCTTTTTCTCTTTTGTTTTTGTGTCTTCATTTTAGTATATACATAGTAGATACAATAATATGTATTGTAGACAAATCCAATCGTGAATGATCGATTATTAACGCTGTTTCTTTTATGGTGTCCACATACGTTGTTGGTATCTATTTCTGTTATGATATCTTCTCAATTCTCGACATATAACGATTGATTCTCCTATCAATGTAACCATGAAATAAGTTAATACACTGTAGGTAAGATGCATTCCTACTGCGTCGGTTGCGTTGATAATCACATCCCTCATATGAATTAGGTTTTCGTACGTGACGATATTTTTAGCAGGCAATTTAGGTAAACTTTTGTTTAACGACAAACTCTTTGTCAATGTTTTGATTTTACTAGCATCTTTCAATATTTCTACAATCAGAGATGGTTCTCTTGCCGCATTATCCGCTACTTCAGGAATTTGTAATAATTGGGTGGTTACTGTTGGATTGTTACAAAATTCGTCTTGCATTTTTTTATTGGTAGTCATTTCTTCGACTATTTCTGGATGCTGCACTAATTCTTTACCTAAAGGAATCAGTTGATCAATGGCATTCGATACAGATCCTTGAGCTTCCATTTTCTCGTATAATTTGGGATCACTTTTTATCATTTTAATAACAGACATCTTCAATTTTTTGTCCCGTGCTATTTCTCGTTTTTTGATTACCTTCTGGGTTATATACTTGACACTCCTTTTTTTCTTCTGTTTTTTGGTACTCATTATAATATGTGAATATAATAATAATAATAATAGAGGGTGCGGGGGAGCAGTACATTACTTGGGTGACTACGTCTGGATTATCTACGAATTCTTGATTCACTACATACAAATAATGAATTAGACAATGAAGAAAAGAAAAAAAGAATATATATTTTTACCAGTCATCAATTTCTCCTCCGAGTTCCAAATAACGTGCTAATCTTGTGGGATGCATACTGGTTGTGATTAATTCTTCACGAATAATATCCATTCTTTTTCTTACATACACGTAATTGAGTTTTTTTTCAATGATGGAAGGATTTGCTGAGAAACGATACCAATCTATTTTATCTTGATTTTGTTCGAGTAATAAAATAGCATTTGGATTTGGATTTTCTGATAATATTTCCCAATCTATTTTATGTTGATTTTGTTCCAGTAATGCAATAGCCTTTGGATTTTTTGATAATATTTCCCAATCTATTTTGTATAGATGTTGTTCCACTAATGGAATAGCCCTTGGATTTGAATTGTAAGATAACCAACGCCAATTTATTTTGTCTTGATTTTGTTCCAGTAATGAAATAGCATTTGAATGTGTATTGTAAGATAAACCATCCCAATCTATTTTGTCTTGATTTTGTTCTAATAATATAAAACCATTTGGATTAGGATTTCCAGATAAATTTCTCCAATCTATTTTATCTTGATATTGTTCCAATAATGTCATCGCATTTGGATTTCGATTACTAGATAACAAACCCCAATGTATTTTGTCTTGATTTTGTTCCAATAATGCAATAGCATTTGGATTCGTGGATAAATCTCCCCAATGTATTTTGTCTTGATTTTGTTCCAGTAATGTCATCGCATTGGGATTACCAGATAACCAACTCCAATGTATTTTATCTTGATTTTTTTCCAATAACGCTACGGCACTTGGATTAGAAGATAAAAACACCCAATGTATTTTATCTTGATTTTGTTCCAATAATGAAATGGCATTTGGATTCAAAGATAAATAACTCCAATATATTTTGTCTTGATTTTGTTCCAATAATGAAATAGCATTTGGATTCAAAGATAAACGATCCCAATATATTTTATTTACATCTATCCAATCCAGTAATGTAAATACATATAAATTATCCATTTCTGTAATTGAATAATGAACAACAGAAAAAAAAGAGAATGATAGATATTATTACTGTTCTTTTTTGTAACAAATGTTTTTATTTTTCCAATATAGAAAGAGTATAGTCATCATTCATGGCAATTCTTTTTTGCATATGTAAAAACCATATACATTGGAGAAACGAATCTGCCAAATCATCTTTTTTTTTGGACATATGAAAATCAATACTATCCAATTGATTTGCCTCTAATAATCGACTACTATAGAGAGTTGCATTTTCTTTATGATTTTTGTATTTTTGTTTTTCTGTTTCAGTAGTACGTTCTACGATAGGAAAGAGTTTTAATTTATTTCCCGCTTGAATAAAATGAATATCAATTTTTTCAATCTTCATAATAAAATACTGCATAATCATGCCTTGAATTGTTTTCATTCTATTTGCGATAGGCGCAATCTGGTTTTCAATCAATACTGTTGAAATGGAAGTAATACATGGGATACTGTCCAACCTTTCCTTTAAATTTCTACCCAAGACTACGAGAGGAATGTCCGACGTATTTTGTTTTTTTGTAGTAGCAATAGTATGGAGACAATGAGTTGTTGAGTAAGAATCTAGTAATTGCATTATTGTATTTTTAGAGACGTGTGGTTCTCGTACAATAGATAATGTATCACACAGATCTACTAAATCTTTTTTCAACCAAGATGCATGAAATACAATGGGTAAATGAAATGCTGATTTTTTCGCATGAGTTTGACAGAAAAAAAATCCAGATTTGGATGTATATTTTGCTCTTCGATTACATTGACATTTTTTATTTTCTAACGACATCATCGTCTGATGTTCATTATCATTGATTGATTTTGAAATATCTATTACTTTCCAATCCACTATTGTTACTTTTTTTTCTTGTTCTAAATGAGTTGCTTCATGTATTTGTAGAATACAATACGCCATGTTTACAATACCGACATCAAAGGAAATGATAATCATAAAATGATATAAACGGGTTGTCTATTACTATGTACGCTAGATTTTATTATTGCCACCCGTAATGAATTGTAAAGAATTACAAAAGTATAAACAGGTGTTGCATTTTGATAAAATTCGCATTGGAACATACATTCGATGGACAAAGAAAGAAGATCCATCTCAATTAACCTTAGGGGGATTTATTACGAGTATTAGCAATCATCATATACATTTATATAATAAATTCACAAAATCAACGATAACATTGATATACGATGATTCATTGATAATATATCAAAAATTGACGGATATAGAATTACTTATCCACAAAATTCAATTACATTTTATGGATACTGTACCTTGATTGAAAACAGTATAAAAAGAATTCAATAGTAATATTATTCTCATGTCATTGGATTTACTTTCTTTTTATCCATATACCGTAGATATTCCAGAATACACTACAGATGATGAATATCGCCAATGTATTATGAAACTTACTACATTAGAGAATTGGGCATCGTTTACAGAAAAAAGTTGTGTTGATTCCATGCAACCAATATATGATGAAATTTCATTGAAATATCGTTATTGTACATCAAATTCATTATGTGTTACTATATTGATGTCGTATGAATATTTACCATTATTTCATCTATGTATGCAAAAATACTGTTTTAATCAACAAGAAAAAGAAAAAAAAGGAATAATCAATATAGAAGAAGAAAAGAGTGAATCCATTCTTTTTTCTCAGGAAGAATGTTTTCAATTGTTATGGAATAAAATACATAAATAAATCATTCGTAAGTATAAAGAATTAAGTATATAATACAATTATAATCATATCATAATGGAAGAGTTAAGTGACGAATTAAAAATTTCAGGAGTGGATATGTTTATGAACATTACTGATGTAAAATCAAAAGATGATTTAGGAATGATGGATGATGATATGAATATCGATTTTGAAATATCCAATCCATTTGACTCTATTACGATGGATAAAAATGCACATAAAAATGAAATTCCTTTTGAACCAAGTAATCTATCATCCTCTTATCTAGGTACAGCCACTGCAAAAACAACAAGTGGTATTACCAAATCAAGTGATGGGTTTTCTAAAATTAACGATATTCCATTAGATATAGTGAAATCTACTCCCGCAAATACCGTTCGAGAAAAAAAAAGAAAGAAGATGGTTATGTTGCGGAAATTAGATGCTTTATTTGATGCTGGTAAAATAAAAAATAGAATAGATAAAAATGCATCGTATGAAGATATTGAAGATGAATATGCGAACGCGCAAGATGATATCAAGAGTGGAGAATATTTAAAAATGTCACGATCTTTTTTCTTGAATTTTATTCAGTTAACAGAATTTGTCAATGGAACATTTAATCCTTTTGATTTTGATTTGGATGGATTACATGATACTGTTTCGGATGATATTGAATCCTATGATGATACCTTCATTGAAATTAATCAAAAATATTCCAATGTAAAGATGGCTCCTGAATTGGTTGTTCTGTGTAAATTTGCCTTTACCGCATGTATGATTAATTTTGGAAACAAAGCTCTTTATGACAATGCGAAACAAGCACCAACACCAAACAGTGGTGCTGTACTCAATATGATGAGTAGTATGATGGGAAATAAACCACAACCAACGAAAGATACGTATACATACAATCCATCGGTTGAGGAACATACTACTCGCAACAGAGGAGGTAACATGGCACCTGCTACTGCTACTGCTAACAATAACAACAACAGTAGTTTTATGGGTTCCGGATTTTTTAGTGGATACGCAAGACCCAATACTGCCATCAATACCAATGATGACGATGATGATAGTTATGTGGTTCAATCAAACAAAGGAAAGGATCAATCGATCGACATTTCATCAACCGCACCTAAAAACTATCCATTATACGATAGTCCGATGGGACGAGACATCGATTATGAAATACCCACGAGATCGACGAAGACAACCGCGCCCATGAAGACAACTTCTAGTAATGATAATAGTGGATTTGATATAATGGACAATGAATCGGTAAGTATGACGTCAACTACCAAAAAAGCAAAACGCCCCTATCGACGTAGACAGTCTGAAAAAAACACAATAGATCTTGATATCTAATCCTTTTTTTTTCTATATTCAGTATTTTTTCATATTTATTCAACCATGCGTATACTTTTCTCATTATACGTATACTTACAAGAGGTGTATTTTTATATCCATGATTCGATTACACGTATATATCATGGACTGGTTTACCTCATAACGAATCATTCCAAGGATGGTGTATGCTACGTATTCATGCATCCAAAAACGACCCATATTCAATTATCGAATATCATGCCGTCTACCCTTTCCCTGCCCCACATACTATCCATTTCTCACATTGGCGACATAACGACCATTCGAGTCAATTCCCTGTTTCGACCCATGGATACCAATATACGACATCATCAAGTATCCCGGTGTTTTTTATCCAGTATTCTGACAATGAATGGGTCAGTGTATGAAATTGATTTGCGTGATTTTTATTATAGCGGCAATGAAATTCTTTCTTCCATGTTTATATTGTATTATTTATATAAACGTCATTTGATAACAACCATTGATTTTTCCTACACCATCGAATGTATGGACAATGATCTTCATATGATTACATTAACGTCTGATAATTATGTACAAGTAGGAAAAGATTCTCAATATTCCATTATGACAATACAGTCATAATTCAATTCAATTCAATCCTACAAGACTAGATATAGTAAGATAAAAATGACATCATTATCTCGTAAATTAAAGAATAGTTGGACGCTTTATTACCATTTACCCGATGATTCCAAATGGAATATTCAAAGTTATCCCGTCATTATGGAGAATATAGACACAGTTGAAAAAGTGGTTGCTCTTAATAAAAATATTATGGATGATACTATCCGTTACAATATGATATTCATGATGAAAGGAAACATTACTCCTATGTGGGAAGATGTACATAATCGAAATGGAGGATGTTTTTCCTATAAAGTATACAATAAAGATGTACCCACTGTATGGAAAAAATTGATTTGTAGTTTATGTGGTCAAACACTTACCAAAATTAGAAAAGATATGGAACATATTACCGGTATCACTATATCTCCCAAGAAAAGTTTTTGTATTATAAAGATTTGGCTGACGTCATGTGAAAAACAAGATACTTCCATTATGATTGACATTGATAATTTACCCAAAATTGGTTGTATTTTTAGAAAACATGTACCTGAATTCTAAGGTCAAATGAAATCAAATCAAATTAAATAAAATCAATATTATGTAAAAAATTGTTTTTTTTCTCCAAAATGCAACGAAGCAATTTGTTCGGCTTTTTTTTTAATTCTATGACACCCTTCTCCGAGAAATAAAAAGATTTTTCCATATTTTGTTACATAATCTCTTATTTCATGTAACGATCCAAATGCGTCAATAGGTAATGCCTCCGAATGATGTACGGTATGGATTGATTGACCTAAACATAGGAATACTCCCATGGTATATCCAGTAATATGATTGTACGGAATCATCTCAATAT